ACAGTGTTGTCTGTTTCTTCGTTTCCAAAAAACTTAGTTCCCGTGCTGAAACATTCGTCTTTAACCAAACAAGCAACCTCTCCTTTAGAAGAATGATATACTCTGCCTACAGAGTCATACATCTCTTGCTTGGAATCAGCGTATCCTGTGTGAATAACCTTTCCGTCAGCCAACAAAGGTTTCACCTTTTTATCGTAGTAGCTGGGGTCTTGTATATTTCCAAACAAAAATACCTGTTTACAGCCATCCTCAATAGCCCTCTCTATGGAAATATGAGTTTGTTTTCTATCTTCAATGGCTCCAATCACCCCAGCTACTAAGTCTAGATCCGATTTATCGTTGGAATGTAGCTCCTCCTTTATGTTCGGTATAATTGTAGAAGGCCCTTGATAGGCTGAATGATAGTTTCTATGCTCTTCGTGTAAGAATATGGCTTTATCCCAAAATGTGCGTACTTTGGAGAAATCAAACCACCATTTTTCATGACATGCAAAAAGCACTTTTTTTACTTCAGGTCTCTGGGCAAAGTTTAAGTAATGGCAGATTAAAACGTCATCTTTTTCTAACTTGAGTTCTGATAACTTACTTGACTTGCAGCGATTCATATGCCAGTCCTGTGGCCCATAAAAAGTACAATCCAAGCCCTTAGAATTAAAGTAATTTGTTAGGTTTACAAATACTGTCGTAGATCCTCCTGGACCTGACCAACCACTAACTATCTTTACTTTCAATATTCATAACCTCTCTATAAAGATCAATTCTCTTTTTAGCCATCGTGTTCATATTAAAGTTCTCTTCTGTAAGCTGATGTAGGTTTTCACCCATTCGCTGCACCATGTCGGGCTTCTTAGCGCACAACGTCAGAATCCTAACCCATTCAGAGATACCCTTCTTTGGATCAATCAGAAAGCCTGTCTCTCCATCTTTAATCCACTCGTCATAGCAGCCCACATTGCTTGCCACCAGCGGAATCTTATAACGACCACACTCGGCTACTTTAATTTCAGACTTACTGTCATTAAAATCATTCATCTCAAGAGGGGCTAGTGCTACATCCATGTTAGTATAAAACTGACCATATCTGTCAGGCTGAAGAGCATAATGAATATTCCAGTTCTTGCCTCCTTTGAATCCGCGTAGGATTATAGACTTATACTTATTCCAAACATCGGTCTGCCAGTCTGTGTTCCCTGGGGGCGGATGTCCGTAGAAATCCCACTGGCAGTTCTCGCGGCCAACACGCTGGTTTACAAGGTGCGGTACGCCAGAAAAATACTTTAGATCCTGCTCATGGTGGATACCACCCACCCAACCAAAGCGAACATAATTCTTCTTCTTTACTTTAGTTTTGGGTAGATTCCAACAAGGAAGATTATAGTCAATAGTGTTTTTTACTATGGCTAAAGAGTTTCCATTACCGATGAAAGGCTTAACTCGCTCTGCAAACTTTCTTTGTGTAACCGTGACGAGATCAGCGTGGCTATAAATAAACCCTGCAATATCTTCAAGACCTTTCTCCTTGTATACATTGTAAAGCCTGTGGCCTTCGTAAATGTTGGTAAGCAAATCGTCAGTATCATAATGAACTAGGCAACCAAACTCCTTTGCCTTCCCCACAATCCTTGCTGTGTAAGGTCCTCCGAAGTTAGACAGGTTCTGAGTGAAGACAATATCTGCCCACTTCATATTCTCAAACTCCCAATTCTCCTGCCACTTGCCTGTCTTCTCATCTATACCAAGAGGATTCTTATCCCAGCGAATTTCCACCTTGTCTCCATGAAGCTCCTCTAGCTTTCTCATGGGGGCAATAATCCTATAGTAAGCACACCCGCCTTCGTTAGCGGGAACACACAGTATTTTTAGCTTTTCTTCAGTCATAATAAAAAAGGAAGGCACCCCGTCAGTGCCTTCCTATTATAGTCTAATCCTAAATGAAAATCGTGGATTAGGCTAGTTCTTCTTCTTCCATAACGGCCATTTCACTGGCCTCTGAAGTGTGAGAAACGCCGATGGCAGCAGCGATACCGTGAATGGTGCCAGCGATATCGACATTGCTGTCAGTAGGAACCATAGCCTTGATAGCCTTGGCATAGTTTTTGCGCTTTCTGCGGCTAATCAGAGTCAGGACACCTTCCCAAGCGGCGAGGCCAGGAACAAAGGTGGCACCAAGACCAATCAGTGCATCAAGGATTCCTGGAACGTCTCCCTCACCTGGAGAGAAAGGAACGTAAGCTCCCTCCTCGATAAGGTCGTCACGATCAGCCAGAACAAGCTGTGTGCCCTCAGGAAGCTCGCCTACCACGCTGGCAGGTAGAGTATCAAGCGGGACAGGCTCCATCTCAGCGCCCTCTACGAGTTGAGACGGAGTGGTTACAACAGTGTCCTCACCGAAGAGGTCACTCAGGAGTTTGCAGGAGGTGAACCCCGTCATGATGACGAGAACCGCTGCAACGGATAGAATAAGGTTTTTCATAATCAGCTTTGAAGTTTAGAGAGATAATCCCCATCCGAAACATCTTCATCGGGACTGTTGGGGTTACTAAGTTCAGGAAGCCCAGTGAGAGCCGCCACCACTTTCTTGTACTCCTCGTAGTCCTCTAGCTTAACGAGGGAGTGGATGTCATGAAGGCTGTCCATAGCAGAGGCAACCTCAGCTTTAGAGCCAGCAGGAGAAGACTTCGGACGCGGTGCCGACTGGTCGTACTTTGGCCACTGTCCCTCCATCTCCTTGATGATCTTAAAGTCGTGCCCGTTGTCGAGGTCAGTGATATCACCAAAGTCCTCGTCAAGCATGGCTGCGATAATCTTCTTGAACAGGATGACGCCAACAGAGAGGATCTTAACGTCCCCAGAGTTGCGGTCAAGAATGTTCATGTAGTAACGAGCGCGAGGCTTAATCTGCCGTGCGAGATCCTCGTCCTCCTTCTTACCCGTCTTCCACAGACCGTAGTACAGGTCGCAAAGAGGGCAAGCCTCACCATGCACCTTACGGCAGTGGTAGTTCTTAGTGTTCCCGTCAGGACCAGTCACACGGTGGATCTTAGTCTCCGCATAGAACTCATGGTCCTCATCCTTGCCAGGAAGAATACGAACAGCGTTGCTGCCCTCAGGAATTTGGTAGAACTTGTTAAGGAAGTCCGAGTTGTTGGAGGTAGTGCCTCCACCGTTAAGTTGTTCGTGTTTCCGTCGTAGTGCTTCTAGATCAATAGCCATAGTAGTTTCCTCAGTTGTATAGTTTAGTTTCTGCGCGTCGGTTGCTTGACATTTGTACAATCATGTCTTTCTTGTGCTCAAGAGCCCGACACAAACCCTTGAGAACCTCGTACCTGAACGAAGCTTCGTTCAGATCCTTGCTCGCTGTGATGTAAGCCTCATCGCTCATAACCAGATCATCCAGGTCCTTTGCTGTAAGCTTTACTGATGATGCGTTCTTGTGCCCTGCTCGAAGCTTCGCGGTAAGAGCATTCACATCAGTCTGCAAGTCATTGTACTCATGCTTTGCAGACGCCATCAGTCCATGATAGTAAGAGTACATGGAAGCTTGATGAGACATTTCCGTTTCAATTTGGTTTTGGTTAACTTTAGAGATCGCCTCAGAGATCTCTTTGTAGTTGTCCCAGCTAAAGTTAGTAAGAAGTTCGTGTATTTCCTGATCGAGCATTCGCTGATCCTCCAGTAGAAGTTGAATTAGTTGTACTACTATTAGAGACGAACTGGTCTACCGTTTTACGACCTTCTCTAGAAAAGTCGTCAGAATTAAGGGGAGCGGATGATCCTGTGCGAAAAGTGGGTTCATATTTCCTATTGTACTCTTTCGCTGTAACTAAAGTTAGGTTTGCATTTTCATCTGCTGCTATGTAATCTCCCGGCTTTCCGTAAAACGTCCCTCTACCTGGATCAGGTTGATTGAACTGACACAGGCTAAAAACTTCATTCATTAGATAGAATCTTTGTGTTTTTGTTTGCCGGGCAAAAGAATTGCTAGGAATAGAGGTAAATACCCACCTATTGTCTCTTCTTACAGCTATTCTCCTGTAAACCTTAGGTGGTTTGTTGTATATGTCATACGGTTTCATTGATAATTTGAAATAATTTTGGGTTAAGGTTTATTAGCATCAGCCAACCTCTAGAAATTAGAGTTGTCATCTCTTCGTTGGTATGCGGAGAAACAACACCAGTCTCCTCATGGCCCCCCAAACCACAAAGCTCAAGAACAATGTGAGTAAGCTCATGGACCAAAGTTTCTCTGGCCGTCTCATGGTCCATATCCTTCTCAAGGGAAATAACACCCTTGTCAAAGTCTGCGGAACCATAACACTTTTCACTAGCCTCTCTCAATCCTCTCTTAATATTTAGTGTATAAGAACGATATCCTACCAAAACTTCTGTGATACCTTCCTCGACCAGTCTATCCAAAATATTATGCTGCTTAGTCGGCATCATACCCTCCATCAATCTCAGTCATTCTAAGAGTCCCGTAATCCACACCCATATGCACAGAGAACCTGGGCCGTCCGTTGCGGGACTTAATTACATAGGCACGCATGACACCATTGTCGAACTCTTCCTCTGACTGATTCAGTGACATTGCGAAATCGCAGGTACGAATCTTGCCGTAGCTATCCCCCAACTCTGCGTCTGTAATAACCTGAACCATGCGCCCCTGCCTGTTAGTCTGCGTGGCCGTCCAAACAAGAATGTTGAACTCCATAGCCACACCACGAACCTCTTCAGCGATGCGCTGCTGGGCGAGGTACTCCTTCTCAATCTCACGCACCGGACGCATAAGCTCAAGGTAATCAATAATTACAAGATCGGGGCTGAACTCGTCGTAGTTTTGTAGCTGAACTAGAAGATTTCGGACGGTGTTTGATGATGCCTGACCCGTAGGAAACTCCTTGATTACTAGGTCGCTGCCTGGGAACCGCTCCTTGAACATGTTGAGCCTCTCCTTGACCGTAAGCTGCGAAGACGGATCCTTGAGCTTGAACTGCGGTACGAGCGTAGTCACCGAGTCGAACCGCTGCGCGATCTTATCCTCGCTCATCTCCAGAGAGACATATAGCACCTTCTGCCCCTCCATCATCGCCTGTACGCCCTGGTTTACTAGGTACAGTGACTTGCCCACTCCAGGAGGCGCCACAACCCTAGCAAGCTCCTTCTTGCCTAGGCCCCCTTCTAGGGACCTGTCGATAGACGGCAGCACAGTCTTATACTTCTCCTTCTTCTCCTCGTTGAAGGTTCGGTCCCAACGCATATGGATGTCCGAGAAGTAGTCCTGGCCTGTGTCCACATCTCGATGGACGAGGAGGGCCTCCTTTACCAGAGCCTCAACCTCTTCCATCCGGTCTTCCTTGACCAATGAGATGCTTTCCGCGATAGCAGACTTCATGGCTTCCTTCTTGGCGAAGGTCTCCACGATGTCCAGCATGTACTCCGAGTTACTAATCGTAGCCTCATCGAGGCCGTTGATATAGGTAAGCTCGTCGTCATAGTCTGACACGCTCTCCCTGGACCCAAGCTTGTCCTTCACATCCTGAAGGATAAACTCGTCCGTAGGCAGCTTGCCATACTTTTCATAGTAATTACGAACAGTTGTAAAGATCCGCGCATGAGACGGATACTCAAAGTGTTCCGGCTTTACGAGGTTGACGATTTGCAGGTAGAAGTCCTTGTCAGACTTTAGAAAGTAGAGGATTCCACGCTGAATGTTGTCAGAGAAATCGTAAGCCATTTTTACTATTGTTGTTTCTGTGGTTTTTTTATGTCTAGTTTGGTGCTGCCAATGTCTTTGGCACCTTTTTGGTTAGCTACATCATAGGCTTGCTGTGTGAGTTTTCCAGCCCTTTCTATCTTTTCCGATGTCTCTTTATCGGAAAGCTTTCTAGCCTTGCCGTCTCTAGCCAAAGCTTCATAGTTAATATGCGCTGGTTTGTACCTGAAGCTTTCATCATTCATAGCGTCCTTACTTGACTGAATACTTCCCTCCAGCCATCGGTCAGCGGCAGTTTTGTCCCACCCCTTCTCCGCATGTTTTTTAAACCTTTGCCTAACGGTATGAAAGTCTCTATCCTCACCCCAACTGTGTTGAAGGTTTTGGTTAGCATAATACCTTTCCGATAGTTTTTTACACTTCGGACATCTACTTCTATCAGGAGCTTTGCCTACTGGGAGATCTCTCTCCCAGTAGACGTTACAATCCTGGCATATCCATTCAAATATTGCCATCAGTCTTCCCAGTATGGGTCGTCGTCCCTCGGAAGGGGCTCCAACTCAGCAGTCTCCTCCAGTGGCTGCACATGCGTCTCCTGATTGGACTGCGGCTTCGACAGGCTCTGGCTTTGACATGTATTTTTCAATATTTTCCTCCGTTAGTGCGATTGCTTGTAGTGGTTCGTTACCTTTTGATCCTGCTCTGTAGACAGTAAGACCCTTCAGGTACGGCGAGAAGTCTAGAGCCGCTTGTGAGAACTGCTCTGGAGTTGCCTCCGCAGGAAGGTTGATCGTCTTGGAGATGCAAGAATCAATATACTTCTGAATAGTAGCTTGGACTTTGATGTGGTCCTCAGGTGCTACGTCATAAGCACCGACGAATGGAGAGAGGTCCTTACCCTGCTCGTAATACTCTTGGAAGAGCGGATCGACGACAAGAGACTCCTTCCAGACGTTAGCCTGACGGTAGCGCCTATTATACATAGCAGAGAAGATAGGCTCAATGCCACTAGAAAGACCGAAAAGCATGGACGTAGTGCCACAGGGCGGGATCGTAAGCATGACCGCGTTGCGAACTCCGTGCTTCTTGATTAGCATTCGAATACGAGCGGGGAGCGTCTTAGCGAACTCCTCGTCAAGATACTTCTTGTAATCAAACTCGGGGAACGGGGCCTTGTCCCTGGCGAGATACACCGACATCTTGTATGCCTCGTCACGCATGGTGCTAAATAGGCGCTCAAGGAACTCAAGGCACTTCTCAGAACCATATCGTAAGCCAAGGCGGATAAGCATGTAGTGAAGGCCCGTTACACCAAGACCAACTCGACGCGAACGCTCTGCAACGGTCTTGCACTCCTCGGTCGGGAATGTGTTTACCGTAAGCACGTTGTCAAGGAAGCGAACACCTGTGCGAACTGTCCTAGCGAAACGCTTCCAGTCGATGTCTGAGCCGTCCTCAAGAACCATGTTGTCTAGGTTAATGTTACCTAGGCAGCAGTTACCGTAAGAAGGCAGAGAGATCTCACCACACGGGTTGGTGCTATCAAGGTCCTCAAAGTACGATACGTTGGTGTAGCTGTTAGCTAGATCAATGTTATAGATACCAGGATCACCAGACTCTACAGAGTTCTTCCAGATGCGATCCCAAAGCTCACGCGCCTTCATATCTCTCTTGCCCTGCATCTCGAAGGTGTCAGTCCAAGCAACCTTGTGGAAGTTTTCAGCCCTGGCAAGAGCGTCCTCTTCATCTAGACCGATGATACGAAGAACCTCACCGTCACTGCTGCGAATGACATCGTAGAGGTGGTACTCCTTGTTGTTAAAGCTGAAGTACCAGTCCTCACCAAGCTCGACAGCCTCAAGGAATCGGTTGGTGATAGCAACAGAGATGTTGAAGTTGTTTAGCTGGCCCTGATCTAGCTTGACAGAAAGGAACTCAAGAAGGTCAGGGTGAGTGACGTTAAGGATACCCATGAGCGCAGTGCGACGGTTCTTACCAGCGCGGACGTGCTCACCAACCTCATTGATCATCTT